GCAGGTCTTCCAGCAAATATGTTTGAAGATGATGCAGCAAAAGGTTTGGGTAAAATAGGTCAAGAAGATCTAGCCCTGCCTTTTCTAAAAATCCTTGGACAACTTTCACCAGAAGTTAACAAACGTGATGGTAAGTATGTCGAAGGTGCAGAGCCCGGAATGATATTCAATTCTGTCTCTGGAGAACTCTATGATGGAGTGAAAGGTATCAATGTAATACCATGCTTTTACAAGTTGGAGTACATTGAATGGAAAGATAGAGGAGAAGGTCTAGGTGCACCAGTTGCAATCTATGACTCATCATCTGATATCATGTCTAAAACAACACCAGATGCAAACTACAAAGATAGATTACCAAACGGTAATTATATTGAGAAGACTGCATCTCACTTTGTTATAGTGTCGGGAGATAGTCCATCAACAGCTTTGATTTCTATGAAATCTACTCAATTAAAAATTAGTAGAAAATGGAACTCAATGATGTCTGGAATTAAGATGAAGGGTGCAAACGGAATGTTTACACCGGCATCTTTCAGCCATATTTACAAACTAAAGACTACACAAATGTCAAATGATAAAGGCACTTGGTTTGGTTGGGAAGTTAGTAAAGTTGGCCCAGTAACTGATAAAGGTCTTTACGATCAAGCTAAAGGTTTTAGTGAAAACATTTCTAAAGGAAGTGTAAAAGCTAAACATGGCGAAGAGAAACCAAAGGACCAAGCTAGCATTATATAATTCTCTAAGAGAATGAGTGCACAGTGTGGGCCAGACGCGAGAGTGGGTGGCCCACATAGACAGTTATTATGGAACGATATATAGAATTTTTTAATGGATACAGGAATGCCTATGGTGTGGCTGACTTTAATCACCAGGATTCCAAAACAGATTCTGAGACAGGGAAAAAGAAACCTGTCTACAGATGGAACTTCGAAGAACTTACCAAAGATATTTATCAACAACATTTAAATGGTGAGTTATCTATTGGTATACAGCCATGTACAGAAGAATCAGAAGTTAAGTTTGGTGTTATAGACATAGACCCAAAGGACTATGCTGATTTCAACAAGAAAAATTACATAGACATCATACAACAATACGAATTACCTTTACTACCAGTTGAATCTAAGAGTGGTGGTTTACATTTATTTTTATTTATGGAAACATTTACAGATTCTAAAACTGTAAAATCTTTTCTTACAAATTTATTATCTTTGTTTGGACTCAAACAAGATACAGAAATATTTCCAAAACAAACACAGCTAACAAAAGATAGTGAGACAGGTCAACTACGACCAGGACAGTTTATAAATTTACCATACTATGGGGAGGAACGTAAAGCTTTGAACGTTGACGGTACGCCGTTTACACTGGATCAGTTTATGAAAGTGATCAGTGCAAACCTGGTTACAAAAGAAAGACTGAAAGGAATTACAGAAGAGATCGAAACAAAAAGTATGGAAGGTGTCGATGATGAGTTTACAGAAGGTCCACCATGTCTAGCAGCAATATCTAAATTAGCAAATCAAGACAAGTTTGATGGTAAAGATAGGTTTATGTATAACTATCATGTCATGGTTAAAATGAAATATCCAGACAACTGGCAACAAAAAGTAAAAAATGCACCAGTAAAATATTTTTCTGGACAACATGCAAATGCATGGGATGACAAAGTTTTAAATGCAAAAGTAAAATCTTGGAACAGAAGTTCTAAAGGCTATACTTGTACACAAAGTCCGTTAAGTGAACATTGTAAAAAAGGTATTTGTGTAAAGAAAAAATACGGAGTCTTGTCAGGATCTAAAGGTTCTTATCCTGTATTGACAAATCTAAAGAAGATAGATCTAGATCCAGAACCAGAGTACGAGTTTGATGTAACAAAACCAGATGGTATTGGTACAGCAACAGTGCATTGTAAAAATGTAGAACATTTAAATGATCAACGTAAGAGACGTAATTCAATATCAAAAGCTGCAGGATTTTTACCACCATTGATTAAGAATGATGAAGAGCAAACTGTAATGGATGCGCTATATCAAACACAAAAAGTTGTACTACCACCAGTAGGTACATCACCAAAAGAAAAACTACATGATGTATTACATGCAAAAATAAATGGACCTAAAGCTACAAGTGATGCTGCATTTAAAACTGGATCTGTGTTGATTGAAGGTGACTATGCATATTTTAAATTTGAAAAGTTTTACGACAAACTAAAAGCAAAGAACTGGAAGTATAGTGAAGATAAAACAGGACGTATGATGCAGGTTACATATCAAGAATGTGAAATAGAATTCTTAGAACAAAAAAGATTTCCATCAAAAGAAGCAGGTAAATATAATTCATCAACAAAAAATATAATTCAAATTAATATAAAAGAGTTTGAAGAGGTGCCTATACATCACACTAAAACAAAACACAAGACGGATATACTATGATCAGTAGAAAATTATTCGGGCCTCCGGGAACAGGGAAAACAACTAAGCTATTAAAGTATGTTAAAACATTTTTAAAACTAGGTACACCCATAGATAAGATAGGATATTTTGCATTTACAACTAAGGCTGCAAACGAAGCTGTTGATAGGATGTTAGATTATCATACAGCATTTGAAAAAAAGAATTTAAAACATTTTAGAACCCTACATTCTCTTGCTTTTAATCAATTGGGTATGAAAAAAGCTCAGGTCATGCAGGACGAACACTACGAAGACATCGGTAGAAAACTAGGTATAGAAGTTACAGTGTATTCAAATGGTGAGGAGAGCACAGGGTTTATAAATTCTGATAGTGAATACTTTAATTTAATCAATGCAGCTAGAATAAAAAATATTTCTATTGAAGATGAATACAACACAGACATGTACTCACAGGACATGGACAAAAGATTGTTAAAAATTATTGCTGATGAAGTAGACAATTACAAGCAGGCATTTGGTTTAGTAGATTTTACAGATATGATTGAAAAATTTATTGTGTCAGGATTGTGTCCAAAATATGATGTAGCATTTGTTGATGAGGCCCAAGATTTATCTCCAATACAGTGGAAAATGTTCAATATTATCAAGGAAAATAGCAAATATGTTATCCTAGCAGGCGATGATGATCAAGCAATTTATGGCTGGGCAGGCGCAGATGTAAAAAAATTTCAACAGGAAATTTCAAAAAAAGACATAATTTTGCCACAATCTTACAGGGTTCCACAAAGTGTTCAAAGTATTGCAGATAAGATTTTAAATTTAATTCCAGACGACAGAAGAATAAAAAAGAATTGGAAAGCAAGAGAAGAAACAGGAACTGTAAATTATATTTATGACATAGCAGATGTACCATTAGACGAAGGTAACTGGTTAGTGTTGGCTAGATATAACGATAAATTAAATAGATTAAAACCTTTGTTAAAAGAACGTGGTATTTATTTTGAATACAAAAATAGAAAAAGTTATAAGGTATCTTTGTTTAGAACAATTCTAAACTATATTCGATGGCAGAAAGGTGATGACTTGTCTTTACCTGAAGTAAGGGATATATTTGAATACACTAATACTGAGGAAGAATTGACAGAAGAAAGAATGTATAATTTAGAAGAATTTGGATTTGATAAAAACATACCTTGGTATGATGAGTTTACATCTGACTACGAAGAATGTTTATACATAAGAGAAATGTTAAGTAATGAAGAACAATTAAGAAAGGACCCAAGAGTAAAATTATCTACAATACATTCAGCTAAAGGTGGAGAAGCTGACAATGTATTATTGATATTAGATAATACAAAAACAATACGAGATGCAGTTGAAAAAAACTCTGACAAACAAGATGAAGAACATAGAGTTTGGTACGTAGGAGTAACAAGAACAAAACAAAATTTATATATCATGGCAGCAAAAAAGGAGGACCAAGGTTATGACATCGAAAGTTTGGGATAAGCAACACGGAGGATCACATTATCAGAAATATAAAATTCAGCCTAGCAAGTTTGTAGTTGAGAATGAATTGCTATATCCTGAGGGTTGTGCTATAAAATACATAATAAGACATAGAGATAAAGGAAAAAAACAAGACTTGGAAAAAGCAATACACTTTATAGAAATGATTATCGAAAGGGACTATAATGAAAATTCCTAAGTTTGAGGCACCTACCGAATGGTTAAAACCCACAGAGTTTCCGGACCTACGTAATGTAGATGAAATAGCAATTGACTTGGAAACAAAAGATCCAGACCTGTTAAAGAAAGGATCTGGTTCTGTTATAGGTAATGGTGAAGTTATAGGTATTGCTGTTGCTACAAAATTTTACAAAGGATACTTTCCAATAGCACATGAGGGTGGTGGTAATATGGATAGATCAAGAGTTTTATCTTGGTTGAAAGATGTACTCGAAGCACCGTCAACAAAAGTTTTTCACAATGCAATCTACGACGTATGTTGGTTGCGAGCAATGGGATTCAAAATAAATGGTGACATAGCCTGCACAATGATAGCCGCAGCTGTAACCGATGAGAATAGATTCCGTTATGATTTAAATAGTTTATCATGGCACTATCTTGGTTATGGTAAGAACGAAGCTGCACTTGCAGAGGCTGCAGAAGAATGGGGTATCAATCCTAAATCAGAAATGTACAAACTACCTGCTATGCATGTTGGTGCATATGCTGAACGTGATGCTGAAGTTACATTAGGGCTTTGGCAAGAAATGAAAAAAGAAATTATTAATCAGGACCTAGAAGATATATTTGATCTGGAGTCTGATTTGTTTCCATGTCTTGTTGATATGAGATTCAAAGGTGTACGTGTAGATGTAGAACGTGCGCATAAAATGAAAAAAGAAATGAAGAAAGCTGAACAAGAATTATTACATAAAATAAAAGGTGAAACTAATATTGATACACAGATATGGGCAGCTAGATCTATTGCAAATGTATTTGATATGTTGAGACTAGAATATCCAAGAACAGAAAAAACAGAGGCACCATCATTTACAAAAAACTTTTTACAAGAACACAAACACCCTGTAGTAAATATGATTGCGCAGGCAAGAGAGATTAACAAAGCACACACAACATTCTTAGATTCTATACTACGTTATGAGCATAACGGTAGAATACATGCAGAGATAAATCAGTTAAGAAACGCTGGAGGTGGTACGGTAACTGGTAGGTTTTCTTATCAGAACCCAAACCTTCAGCAGATTCCTGCCAGAAACAAGGATCTTGGACCTAAGATAAGGTCATTATTTATACCTGAGGAAGGCCATACATGGGGTTGTTTTGACTATTCTCAACAAGAACCTAGGCTGGTAGTGCATTATGCATCTCTATACAAATTACCCTCAGTGTATGATGTGATAGATGCTTATCAAAATGATTCTAACTCAGACTTCCACCAGACAGTAGCAGACATGGCAAAGATACCTAGATCACAAGCTAAGACAATTAACTTAGGATTATTTTATGGTATGGGTAAGGCTAAATTACAAGCGGAGTTAGGTGTAACAAAAGACAAAGCTGCTGACTTATTTAATACATACCATGCACGTGTACCATTTGTTAAACAGCTAATGGAGAAAGCATCTAATAGAGCACAAGACCGTGGACAGATACGTACCCTGCTGGGTAGACTATGTAGGTTTCACCTGTGGGAGCCTAACAGTTTCGGTATGCATAAAGCTATGTCTCACGAAGATGCACTCAGGGAACATGGACCAGGAATCAAAAGAGCTTACACATACAAAGCTCTTAACAAATTGATACAAGGATCTGCTGCTGACATGACTAAGAAAGCTATGTTAGAATTATACAAAGAGGGTATCATACCACATATACAAATACATGATGAATTAGATATATCTGTACAGGATGAATCACATGCTAAAAAAATTATTGATGTGATGGAGAATGCTGTTACACTAGAGGTTCCTAATAAAGTTGACTATGAGCATGGGGACAACTGGGGAGAAATACATGGGTAATTATTATGGCTTATTTAAATGCAAACATACCAGTGACTTATGCACAAATAAGGAGAGAATATTTATATGACATGGAAAAACATAGGGGAGAAGTTGAAGACTGTATTGTCTTTGGTCTTAGCGCTATTACAGGTCGCGCTATCTTATGGCATGCAATTATGGAGAACGGCGCTGTCTTTTATCGTCTCCCGATATCTGCCTTCATACAGAGAGGTTTTAAACCGCAAGATGTTCCTCAACGTAGACTTGATGAGCTTCAGCTATGGAATTGTTTTAGTTATTATCCTGCTGTTACTAGTTGGGATATTTTAGACGGACAGGCCGGTAAATATATTGGCAAAGATAAAAAATGGCATCCAGGTAAATATTTATTTACTGTTGATTTTGCTCACCCAGAGAGTAATATACTAGACACAGATCATTCTGAAATACCGCACGAACACAAGTGCGCTCACATAATTGCATTAGACGATGGTAATTATGCAGCACAGCCAAACAATCGATGTATATGGGATATACCTTCTTTTACAGTAAAGGATAATATTCCTGATTGGAAAGTGCAAACTAACGAATGGAATGTAGAAGACAGTAGTCAGTGGAGAACAGAAGACACTGATAATTTCTTTTACGAAATTGAGGAGAAAAAATGAAGATATTTTGTTTTGATTGTGGACATAGATGTCATTGTGAAGGACAGGGATTTTATGTCAGCACTTCTCAATGTTCAACATGTGATTGCTATGTTTGTAATCACCTTGAAGTAAAAAAATATATGGAGGACAACATGATTAAAAAACTTTGGAAAAAAATTAAAAGTTGGTTTTGGATTAAAGACTAATGAATTTAGCAGATTTATTAAAAAAGAATTTTGTATTAGTTCCGGTTGTAGCTTCAGTGCTAGTCGGAACTTTTACTGGCGTTCGTTATATTGTTAATCTTACAGATACTATCAATACTAATCAGCAAGAAATTGTAGATCTTAAAAGAGATTTAAAAGTTGCTGAAGATAAAATTGTAG